AAGATGAACCCAAATTTGAAGAAGATATTCGAAAGGTCGCAGAAATAATGGGAACTAAGACATCAGAAAAGAGTAATGTAAAAACATCAATAGGAAAGAAGGAAGTATTTTATTATAAAATTCCAGATAAATATTATACTTCTGATTATAGATTAATAGATGTTCAATTTTTAAATAAAACAAATGAAGTTTTATATATGTTTAGAGATAAAGATAATAAAAAAGTTTATCATAAAGAAAATGATACATATGTTTGTTATCAGGCACCAAAAGGAATTGATACTCGATTGATATTAGAGTATGATAAATTGAATCAAATTAAATTACCATATAAACAAAGAACTACATTAAATTCAAAGATTACATATGAGGGTGATGTAAATATTGCGGTTAAACATTGTCAAGATTATTACTTACAGAAAACAACAGATGATACACATATTAATTTAAATCCATTATTTTTAGATATCGAAACCTATTCAAAGAATAGGGAATATTCAACTGTAGATGACGCTAACGATGCAATTACCATAATTGGATATTGGTATGATGGAGTGCATAAGACATATGTTGTTGATCCTAAAGCAGTAGGGATAGAAACAGCTTTAGATGAAATTGATTTAAAAGAAAATGAAAAAGTTATTATGTTTAAATCTGAAAGAGAAATGATAACCAAATGTTTAATGGATATAAAGAAAATTGACCCTGACTGTGTGTCCGGGTGGTTCGCTGACGAATTTGATCTTCCATATATTGTAAATCGTTGTAAGAAGATAGGAGTTAATGTAGAATTATTAAGTCCATTTAATGAAGTTGAAATTGATTATCACAGACATTCTGTAAAGATTGCTGGAATGGTTGTTACGGATTTATTATTTTTATATAAAATGTTTACACAAAATAAAGAAGAAAGTTATAAATTAGATTTCATTGCAAATTTAAAATTAGGTGAAGGAAAACATGGAAGTGGATCTGAATTTTCAGAAATGTTTAGAGAAAATCCAGCTAATGCAATTAAATATAATATGCAAGATGTTAGATTACTTCCGATGTTGAATGATAAAATGAAGCACATTGACCTTCAAAATAAAATCAGAGAAACTTGTAAAACTAATTTTGCAGGCGCCAAAGGTTCAATGGGTCAATTGGATTCATTAATTGTTTCATTCTTAAAAGAAAAAGGATTTTCATCAAAGAATGCAAATATAGAAGGAAAAGAATCTAAATTTGAAGGTGCATATGTAAAAGAACCAAGAACAGGAGTTCATGATTATATTGTTGATTTCGATTTTACATCATTGTATCCATCATTAATTTTAACATATAATATTGGTGTAAATACATTCGTTATGAAATTTGAAGATTTTACATTAGGTTATGACCTTGCATATAATAAAAATAATCTTCCAAATGAAATGAAAGTAATTATTGACCCATTATATACAAAACGAGAAGTTATGATTACAAAAGATGAACTATTAAATAAGATAAAAGATAGTAATTTAATATGCACTGTTAATGGTTGTTTCTTTGAAAATCATGAAAAGGAATTATCTGTTTATAGTCAGATATTAGAAGATAGATTGAAGTCAAGAAAAGAATATAAGGATAAAATGTTTGAAGCGGAAAAAGCTGGAGATAAAGATAAAAAAGAATTATATGATGTAAGACAGAATGCAGAGAAGATAATTGGAAATTCACTCTACGGTATTTTAGGAAATAATGCATTTAGATTTTATAATATTGATTGCGCAAGATCAATTACATTAAGTGGGCAAGAAGCATTAAAAACTACAATTTTGGAATCTGATGCGTATGTTGATTTCTTAAAAACAGGAAAACATAGTAAACCCGATACACTAAAAAAGAGTGAAATGTATTCAGAAGAATTCAATCCTGATGTAAAACATCTTGTAACTGGTGATACTGATTCAGTATTTCTGTGCTTGGACAAGTTATTGAAAAAAGAAAAATCGGAAGATGATAAAGTTATTGATGTTTTAAAATATTGTGATGAAATTAAGGATTATTTGAATAATACTGTGATTCATAATGTAGTTGCAAAACATTCAACATTTCTTGATAAGAATAGATTATATTTGAAAAATGAATTAGTAATAAAAAGAGGATTATTCTTAGCGAAAAAAAGATATTCAAATCATATTATATTTAATGAAGGTGTTAAAGTAGATAAAATAAAAAGTATGGGATTGGAAACTAAGAGATCTGATTTTCCCTCAATGTCTAAAATAAAATTACAAGAATTATTAGAATTAATTTTAAAATCAACAGAAGTTAGATTTCCTGTATTATTAAAATTTGTAAAAGGAGTTGAATCATCTTTCACAAAAATAATAAAAGAAAGAAATAAAATGATTGCCAAACCAGTATCCTTTGGAAAAGCACTTAAAGATTATAAAGTACAATCTCAAGGAATACGTGGAATGTTAGCGTGGAATTCATTAGAATATAATACTTTTGTTCAAGGAAGTAGAGGATATTTATTTAAAATTTCAGGAATTGATTTAGAGAAAGCTCCTAAAGAAGTAGTAGATAAATATAATAAAGAATTTATGTCTAATGGAAAAAAATTAGATGTAATAACACTTCCTGATACAGAAGAGACTTTACCCCCCTATTATATTATAAATGAAAAAGATATGTTAAAGTTTGCATGGATTGATAGATATAATTTAATGTTAGAGCCACTTGTACCACGTACTCAATTATTGAAATTTTAAGGTTGTTTTAATTTTTATTAGGAACAAATAAAAGTAATGGAGGTTTAAATGAAAAAAGTAAATTTAATAGAATTAATAAATTATTCTTGGCAAGGGGAAAGCATTGATTCTGGAAAAAAAATGCTTATCCTTAGATTTAAACGATGTAATAGAGCACATGGATATTTAGAAAATAATGGATTAGTAGCTTGTAATTTTTGTGATACATTAATTAAAATGAAAGTCTTAATGGAGGCAGAATATTCAATTAATGATATACAAGCTATGATTGATAAAAATAATTTAGCAGTTTTAATTTCAGGAGGAGAACCTGGATTTGCTCTTAATTTAAAATCAACAGTTGATATTGTAAATTTAACTAAATCTTATTTATATAATATTGAAACAAATGGTTGTGGTCTTGAAAAAATGATAGAAGGAATTAATAAAAATAAGAATATAAAATATATGTTATCACCTAAACTTTTTACAAAAGATGATATGATATTTTATAAAGAATTAATAAGCAATATAAAAGAAAATGATAAAGTTATAATTAAATTAGTATGTGAAGATAGACCAGAAATACATCAATTTTTAGATTATTTAAAAGATATTAAATTTGATTCAAATCGTATTTGGTTGATGCCTGAAGGACGAAATAGAGACGAACTTATTAAAAATGCACCATTTGTATTTGATATGTGTGAAAAATATTCAACAAATTTTAGTTCAAGAGAACATATAATCTATGGATTTATATAGGAGAATTATGAATATTTTCTATGTTTATGTATATATGGATCCTAGAAAACCGGGTCAATTTAAATATGGAAATTATTATTTTGATTATGAACCATTTTATATAGGAAAAGGAAAAAACGCTAGACTGTTGGATCATATAAAATATATAAATAAAAATAAAATGCTTTATAATAAAATTAAAAAAATAAAAACTGAAACTGATAAGGATCCAATAATAAAAATATTAATTGAAAATTTGGGTGAAGAAGAAGCATTTTTGAATGAATCTTTGATTATTACATCAATTGGAAGAAAAAATTTAAAAAGCGGACCACTGTGTAATTTAACCAATGGTGGTGAAGGTCCATCTGGACGTCATCCTACTAATGAAACCAGAATAAAATTATCAATAGCAACATCTGGTGAAAATAATCCAATGTTTGGGCGACATCATACGGAGGATTCTAAAAAGCTTATAGGCGAGAAAAATAGTAAATGTATAAGAACTGAAGAATTTAAAAAACATACAAGTGAACATAATAAAGGAAGTGGAAACCCAACATATGGAAAAATTTACTCCAATGATGAAAGAAAAAATATAAGTGATGGATTAAGAAATTTTTGGGATAATGCGAGTGATGAATACAGAGATAATTTTAGAAAGATGAGGAGAGAAAATTCAAAAAAGGGGGAAAAGAACCCAATGTATGGAAAAGAAAGATTATATATGAAAGGGGAATTAAATCCATCTAAACGGCCAGAATCTAGAAAGAAAATAAGTGAAAAACTAAAAGAATCATGGAAAAAACGAAAAGAATTAAAACAAAAAGAAATAGAAAAGGAGGCAAAGAATAAAAGTGTATAATAGTAATGAATTAAAAGAATCGGGATTAACTATTGTTGCAAGATTAGGTGAAGACATTGAATCAATGATTAAAAGATTCAAAAGAAAAGTTAACAAAAGTGGTATTCTTAGAGATGCCAAGAAAAAAGAATATTATGATAAACCCAGTTTAGCCAAAAAAAAGAAATCAATTGAAGCTAGACGAGTTCTTGAAAAAGAAAAGAGAAAAGAAGAAGCGAGAAAACATAAAAAAGGAGAAAGAAATGAAAGAAATTCAAGCGATAAATGATCATGTAATTGTTGAAATGGTATTACCAAAAGAAGATGTTACATTAGGGGGAATTATTATTCCCGAACAAGTTGTAATGGAACCTCAGAAATATGGAAAAGTTATTAGTGTTGGCGAAGATGTGAAAACAATTAAAG